TGCGTCGTTGCACCAGGACCGAAACGGATGTGCAATTGCTCGAAGGCCGGCACGTCACCGAGGATGCGGGTTATTTTCCGCTGAGAGTTATGTAATATCCTCTCAACGAACGGGTCAAATTGGAATTTGCCCGACCCCCACAACCTAAACAACGTGTTGGTCTCCGAGCACAGCGTCTCGGAAGCACAAAACTTCGAAAAGGCCACGGCCTCCTTGTCTATACCAAAGTCCAGGTCTGAGCGTTTTTTGAAAAACGCGACAACCTGTCTGAGGTGGTAGGCGTCAAGAGGTGCGAGCCTAGTATAATCGAAGTTAGTGTTGCACAGAGAACGATAATCATCGCGAGCAACACAAGCGGTGATATGTTCCCTCTCTGGGCTGCTAGCAGCAACCTGAGCGATGTGCCAAGATGCGAGTGATGAGAGAATCTCATTGGTCTCCTCCGAAGTGAAAGAGCCGTCCCAACAGCTAAGAAGCTGCATAATCATTTCCTTAATTAGGTATTGATAGGGATCCCGAGCACTGCTGACAAAGCCAGTGCGAGGGCCGACAATTACGTCGGGGTGACGAGGAGGTCGAACAACTCGGCAGCAGGGCCGGTGGTAGCAGGGGTGACTGTCGTACTGACATTCCCCATGATATTCACCGCCAGCTGTCGAACTAAACGTCGACCTGTCAAGTCTGAACGCTCATGAAAATAGCCGATATTCACCTCGGTATTCTCATAAGCAACCTTCGGTGCCGCCGTATAACCAGCAGCATTTTGACCTGAGACACTCTCCATAACTGGAACGACGACTCGGGATTCCACCCGGTACAAACCCGACTTTAGTTTCTCCATCCGCATCGAAACGCGGGGGGAGGCGTAGGCAGGGATTCCGGCGACGTTTTCACGCCACTCGGCCAACACCATTCCCTTTTCTCTGGTAACAGAGATGGGGGTGAAGGTGTGGGACACAGGGGTTGCAGCGCCATCAAAGGCGACTATGTTGGCAATAGCTGACATAGGTATCTCCTAAAAGAACTCTCAGATGGAGTACCTGAGAGGTGGCATGAAGCCGTTAAAGCTACAGTAATATCTACCTGCTAGGGCCAAGTCAAAGTTTCGACTTGAGGAAAGAACCCACCCTGGAGGAGGAGCCGTCGGGATTTCTCCCAAAAGCTTGAGCCATTAAGGCTAAAGCATTAACGGCCCTCCGCCAAGATGAGGCCTCACCTAGGCCCTTAACGGTTGGCATGAAGACAGTAAGGTTATTAGAAACCGTACGGTCAAATTTGCCAATCTCGACAAGGTAGGATGGTGCCAAGATGATGAACCCAATACCACTAGGGTTACCATACTTGACCACCCATTTGTGCGAGGTGACAAACGTCCCCTGGAGCGAGTTGGCCACACCCCGAGCACTAAGATAAGTGCCAATAGGCAGTGCCCAATCGACCACAAAGGACCATGGGAGTTTCTCCCACACAACGCTGAGAGGGTCAGTAAGACCAACCAGCTTTGCCGTATCTACTTCAGAAACAATGGCTTTAATCCTGCGGCGCGCTTCGTTAGAAGCCGTCCCCCAGGTATAACCAGAGTACTGAGAGGTAGGCAGTGCACCTTTCTTTGTCATTGAGACAGAGTAGGTCTGCTGCAACGGTGTCGTGAAAAAGTGCGAGAGGGCTTGAGCCCCCTCGTACAAATCATTGACAAGTGGGAGCCAACCGTATTGCATTTCAAGCCAAACGGAACCCACATCTTTTGCCCCCGAGTAACGTTGATTAACGTTCTTGGAGACCAATAAGACGTGGCGCGCTGCAGTATAGTTACCTGCACGCACGTACCGGGCTGCTCTAGCGATCCGCGTTGCGCGGTCTGCTATCATAGCCAAGGCTTGATTACCTTCAGCCAAGAATACTCCAGCATTAAAACTGGAGCCCTGGATCCGGTCCCGAAGGGCCGAAACTAGGTTATTCTTGTCGTTACTCGTGATTGGGTCGGCGGGCATATTAGCACCGCCGCCGTAACACGAGATCACGGAACCCGTTCGCCACACCGGCGGAGCCCCGATTTTCATGCTCATAGGTGGATCCATTGTATTGGTCCACGAGCAGGAATACGGGTTCTCCGGTCGGCGTCGGGCCCTGAGTGGAGGCTTTACATACCTCTTCACAGGGTTACCGAAGCGATCAGCCACGTAGAATACATTAGGCACACCCTGGTAAGGCGGGCTCTTTGGAGAGTCCGTCCCAGACCATGTCTTGTACTTACGTACTGTATAACGAGTGTTGGAGGCGCTGCAATATGACGAACCGATCCATGACCCATCAAGGTCACGGGTGCCAGCTGTCATCACAAAC